GCGGCTTGGGCTCAACAGGCGCAGGAGGCGTCGGAGTCACGTCCATGATGGATGAACTCACGGTGACCGACTGGACCACTTGCTGGGCCGCAGGGGTGTCCTGGACCTCTTCCGAGGTGTGCATACCGAGTGCGATCTCAGGCGCGTAGGTGCGGCACCAGAAGGCGCCGGCCCGGTACTGGAGCATCTGCTCCGGCATAGTCTTCCACTTGGAGCCAGACTTGCCGTACCAACCCTCGACCTTGGCCATGTTGATGTTTACGAGGGCGCCAACGAGTTCGAGGTTCGAGTCGCGCTCGACTGCGAAGGCGCGGCAGCCCCACTCATCTGTCCCCTCTTTTCCAACCCAGCGGAAACGCATCGGACTGAACCGACCGCAGCTGTTGACGGTAGCAATCAGGAACGAGGCAGACCACGTTGGCTTACCGTGAATGGGAACCATGGACTGCATGACAGCCATGACCGAGGCGCCAATGCGCTGGCTGAGTTCCAGAGCAATGATGCAGTTCCCGAGGTTAGCCTCGCCCCGGTAGGCGTCGGGAACGAGGGTGCTGGACGCAAGGGCCTTGGCCATGCGTTGGACTGAAACGAACGCGTTCTCCGAAGAGAAGGCGCTGAGAGGTTGTGCTTGCTGTGTTGCGACTGATAGGTTGCTCATACGTCAGTCAACGTATGGCAAGTGGCGTTAGGTGTCCAGCAATTACCGAACGCTTCGGTCGATTTTTTCTCGGATTCTTGTCCGAATGCGTTCTGTGTCGCGGGAGATGGTCTTGATCGCCTCGTCCGGAGTTGAGGTGATTAGTTGCGGGCCTTTTCGGAGGACATATTCCCGATACTGCTGACCCACCTCTCGTTGATAACGGTAAAATTCCTCGGGCGTCATCTGCCGGCGAGTGCCGTTTTCTTTGACCGAGGCAGCTGCGGACGGCGTCGGAAGGAAAACTCCGCGCTCAGACAACGTCGCCAGCGTGTTCCAGGCGGGATCATCCTTCCGGGTTTTGATCCATCGGCTGAATGGGTGCTTCATCAACTCGATAGGTTCACCAAGAACATTGACCATCGGGCCGGCTCCAATGTCGCGGCGAAGCATGGGCACTTGCTGGAGAAAATACTCCGAACCGATTTTTGCCTGATAATACTGCGGATCGAAGTACGTATCGACCTGCTTCAGGACATTCGGGATGAACGATCCAGCAAGGCGTCCTGCCCATCGAGCCAGGTCTTTGTTGACCAAGTCATCAGCGTTGTATTTGTACGCGTTGCTCATGCCAACGAGTTCCGTGAACGCGGAGATTGCAGGTGAGTCGGTCAGCACAAACATACCGGCCTGAGCAGCGTCCTTGAACTTTCCGAGGATCGCGTCGCGATTCCAGTCCTTAGGGTTGTGCAGCTGGTGATCGCGTAACTCGCCGATCGCAGCCAGGCCCATCGCGAATGGCATCTGGCGATAGCTGATGAACGTGTCTCCGATTCGGATGGAGTACGGCTGGCGCCCCTGCGCGAGCAGCTGACGCTTCTTGTCAGGATCCAGTGATCGGTAAGATCCGGTGATGTCGATGTTGCGATCCTCTTCCTTGTCATCATCACCCAGGAAGGTTGCCGCCGCCATGGCCATGATTGCGGTTCCAATGGACGCCTTCATCAACAAGAGTTTCCGCTCGTTATCGCTGATCTGGTAACCGAACGGCCGGTCGATCCGGGTCGAGTTGCTCAGGTAGTACCGGGTGAAACCCCACGGAGTGTAGTCGATCGCGCCGTTAGTGGCATTGGCCGCAAACCTCAGAAACGCCAGACCAGTGACCATCTTGACGCCGGGATACTTCTTCTCGGCTTGATTCAGCCATTGATAGAACAGCCCGACAATTCCAGTCGGGTCCTGCTTGAAAGCGGCCTGCCGAGCAAGCTCCTTGGCATCGACTAGGATCTCGGACGGGATGCGGCTCTCAAGGATTTCCCGAACGCGCTGGTTGATTTCATTGGCAGGAATACCCTCAGACTCAGCCTTGTCTTTCGCCAGCTGAACATCCTCCGAAGTCGGAATGAGGAACTTCTTGATCTGCTCCGCATCGCCACCGCGAGTAATGATCCACGCCTTCATGGCCTCGTAGTTTGAGGTCACGGCAATGTGATCCATGGCATCCATGAATCGCGATACGAAGCGCAAATTGCTGATAGCCTTGAGAGCCTCGTTGTCGGATTTCTTGAGTGCTTCGAGCGTGCTGGTCGGGCGCTCCGGATCGAAGTTGATGCCACGGAACATCTCACCTTTTCCAAAGATGCCCGGCAAATCCTTGGCCGAACGGCGCAAGCCATCGAGCCACGCCGACGCAATGTAAGGAGCTGATCTCGGGCTTTGCACCGAAGCCAGTCCAGCTGTGATCATGCTGTTGATAATCCCGGTGCCCTGCTCGACCGCTGTGGTTAGTCCTGACAGGACGGAACCGTACCAGTAATCCATGACAATGTTTCGAGCGCGGATGCCGCCTTCTCGCTGCATCAGCTGGTACATCTCCTGGATGATCTTGTTTCGGGACGTGCCTCCAGTTCTCTGGGCACGTTGCGCCATGTCAGAAATCTTCTGAGCAGTCTCTCCGTTGATCTGAGCGACTCCGAACTTCGGTGCGATGGCGTTTCGGAACGCATCAGCTGCTGCTTCAGGGTTGGTAAGCAAACCCAGATTCGCCCACTTGATGATTTCCGGAATCGAGTCGTAGATTTTCTTGCGAAACTTATCTTTAACCTCGGGCAGTTTGACCTGCTTACGGAACTCTTCGCGAACGATCTTGTTGCGCTCCTTCTCGAAAGCGTTGCCGAGCAGGTTGGCGAGTTCGATCTGACCCGCACGGCTCAGCGTCTTAAGGATCGGGTGCTCGCTGATCACGTCGAGCAGGATGCGCTTGTAGTTCCCCTGCTTGTCTAAGCTGGAGGTCATTATGTCCTCCCACGAAACACCAAGCTCCCGGCGAGCTTGCTTGAGTTCGCGTGACACGACGTTGTCGGCAATCGACAAAGTGGACCGGATATTCGCGATCGCCCGACGTGAGGAGTCGAGCAACCAGCGGCGGATCTGATCGGATGAAACGTCAGGGAACGGAATCTCCTTCTGGCGCTCAGTGATCAGGTTGTAATAGGTCAGCGTAGGGGTCAGGTAGTCGATGTCATTGATCATCGCCCGACGCGCTTGACCGCTCTGTCCGAAGTCCTGAGCACCGCTCTGGGCAGCGACCTCACCGATTTTTCGCAGCAGATAGACCCACCTCTGCTGGTCGATTGGGTTTCGGAACGACCCCTGGATTCGGGCGGCAGTGCGTTCGAGAAGCTCTCCAAGAATGGTCTGCTGAAGAGCCGGCGTGATACCGAACTGAGCGGCTCGATTGCCTCCAGTAGCCGCAGTGAAAGCCTCTTCAATGTCGTCGCCAAACTGATCGACCCATTCACGGGCAGCGGATTTGCGCTCCGCGTTGGTCTCGCGAACGATGCGCCCCTGGAAGAACCCAGCAGACGGGCGGCGGCGTTGACCAGCGGCGGCGCGAGGCGCCTTGATGTTTTCTCGGTCAAACGGACCAGCGCCAGGAGTCTCAAATGCGCCTTCAATTATCTGGCCGATTTCGACCTCGGCAGCAGCGAAGTCCGTATTTGACGGTGCATTATCGCGCACATACTCGAACGCCGCCTGACGCGCTTGCACGATGTCGCGGGTCTTAATGTAGACCGCACGCGCAGCTCGCAGCGCCAGATTGATAACCGCCAGCGGGATTGCCGCCGTAGATTCGTATGAACCCTGCGGACGGGTAGCTTCGATGGCCCGGTTCAGCAGGTTCTCGACCTTGTCGTACATCAATCGGCCGAGATCGGGATTGAGTTGTTCGGCCAAAGACAGCAGGGCGGGCGCGTCAGCCGCGTCCATCGTGCCGACAAGGAATGATCCCCTCTGGACAAGATTGTCCGGGAACATCCGCTGGATGCTCGCGTTAGACCAGACTGGGCGTAACGAACTTCCGGCCCGGATGCGGACTTCGTACTTTCCGTTGCCGACAGGCTTGATGCGTAGGAGTTCGCTAGCCTTTCCTCCCTCGCTCTGACCCTTGGCAAAAATCTCAGTGCCGCTTTTTAGGAGCGATATAGCTTCTTCTCTGCCGATCCGGATGTCCTTCACCATGCGCTCAGGTGTGAAACTGGCTGGCATCACAATACCAGTCTTCCGCTTGCCGGTGTTGGTCGTGTAGATGGTAATCTTTGGTCGAACCTCAGATGCGCCACGCGCTCCTTGAAAACCCTTCAGGAGGTTTCCAGTCACGATGTACCGCTGATCGGTCGTCTCCGTTGTGGTCTGCCATTCTTCAGCGGCATTGTCTACTTCTTGACCAAGAGATGAAGCGACCTCTGATCCTTCGGACATTGACAGCGGCATAGAGGCGCGTGAACGCACCATGTTGCGTATCAAAAGAATCTGATGATCTGAAGGACGAGTGAAGTTCCCAGGATCGTTTGACTTAAGTTTCAGTCCAATCGGAACTGCGACGTAGCCAAATTGGTTTTTGAATGCTTTCCCGATCTTTTGATAAGCCGTGATAACCATTTGTCTGGTTTCTTCAAAGCCATCTTTAACTGATTGTATCTGCGATGGAGACATTTCTTTAGTCTGCATCGTAGCAATACGTTGATCCTCAAATGCTCTGCTCTGTTGAAGCCATCCTTCCGCAATGTTTTTAGTTGAAGGTTTATTCTTAGCAGCTTCTTCGGTTGCAGTGCTGTAGGTTGGCGGTGCCTTCGGCGAATTGATTGAGACGCGCTCCATGATAGACGGGCCGTCAAATGGAGTCGTTCCAGTTCCAGGAGTAAATTCTGTAGACTCAAGAATTTTAGCTCTAAAATCATCGACGTTAGCCTTCAGCGGGTTCTCACCAACCTCATCGAGCGCCCGGATTCGGTCCGTGTAGAGTTCCGAGATGTCGCGCCAAAGCTTGGCAGCGTAGTCGTCCGGAAGGATTACGAAGTAACCCGTGGCCGATCTAGCGAAGTCGCCACCTTCGTCGATTCCTTCGTCGAGCGGAGGCAGACTGAAGTCCATCTGGTCAACGATCTCAGGATTGGATTTTAGGACGTTGTAGACCACGTCATCGCCAATCGAGTTGAAGATGTCAGCAACCAGACCTTCGTTTGCGGTCAGATCGGATTCAGTATCGGCAGATGTGTTGGCGTTCAACGAAGCCATCTTGCGCCGCAGCAACACCATGAACCGATTCTCAGCGGCCAGCGAAGAGGATAGAACCACGTAGCGCGGCAAGCTGGTCTGACCAAAACGCATGATGCGTCCGAGCATCTGCATGAAGTCGTTGATGTCTGGGGCAGCTTGGCCGACGATCATCACGCGGCGCCGCTGGTCTTTGAACTTCGGATCAGTGTGAGCACTGGTTCCAGTTGAGCCTGCTTTGTTTACAATAATCGCATCAAGTCTTCCGTTGTTGTAATCATCCAAGATCACCCGGCGATCGCGCTTCTTCCTAGGAACAGAGGCTGACTTACCTTCAGGTCCCGTAACAATCTCCGTGCTTCGACCAGTGATCTCGTCGATAGAATAACCCGCCTGTTGAATCCGGTTCTTAATGAAATCGATTGGCGAGATGGGCATATCTCCAAAGTCTCCACCTGCGATCTCATCTCGAATGTCCTCATACTGCTGACGAGCTTCATCTGGAAGTTCATCAGGAGTGATCTTGACCGTTTTCTTAGTGTCGTCTGCTTTGTCTTTGACGGTGACTTCAAGCAGCTTGTCCAGCTGACGAAGCAGTAGACCTTGATACGAGACATCGTAACCCTCTTCCTTAAGGGTCTCGATAGGGCCTTCCATCGTGTTGTTGATCGCGATGAAAGGCTTTTCATTGCCCTTGAGAGTTCGGATCGCATTGTCAGCGATCGCCTTGGCTTTAAGCGAAAGAATGTACTGGGTCGAAAGGTTAAATAGATGACTTCCGAAATTCGTGGATGAAACGCTTACTTTTGATTCCGATGCACGGGTTTGATTTTCCACGTTCTCCATCTTCTTCGCGACCTTTGAGACCTTCTTACTGAAGCGCAGAATCTGCTGAAGAAAGTCCGTGTACACGTCAGCAAGCTCGCGCTCGCGCTCTGCGTTGTCGGTAGAGGTAACGAAATCAAACGGCACTCCGCCCCAGTTCTGCTCACGGCGCACGAACTCTCCGGATTCGGAGAGCATCGAAGTAAGCGCCTGCTGAAGCGCCAAGCCGCCGCTGTCGAGCAGTTCGGTCATTTCAGCTGGGCGCAATCCAGCACGCTGCATCAAAGTTTTGAGCGCGTAGAGACCGAGGTTATCCGGACGCTTAGCGAACGTCGCAGATGCGAAGTACGCACCTTTTGACTTGGGAAGAATCTGATCGAATCGAATGTTCGTGTCGGAATTTGCGCCGGCCGCTAGGTGAGCCTCGTCCAACACGAAGATTGCGTTTGGAGCAATACGAGATAGCGCCTCCCAGATGGGACCAAACGATTTGGCAATTCGCTTAGATTGACGGGCCCGCTTCTGTTTGGCGCCTTCCTTGAATCCAGGAGGAACATCCGATTTTAGCTGATCGTAGGTCGTGAAAAATGCGTTGGTTCCCTGAGGAAGTTCAGCCGTGTCGTTGATCTTTGCCAATTCCTCACGACTCTTAGCGGATGTTCTTCGCACCTTCACGGTCTCACCAGTGGATGCGAGGTAATCGACGTTGCTGTTCGTGACATAAGGCCGAATACCATTCTCACCGATCGCCGGAAGATCTCGACCAGCCATGTCAGAGTACAGGGTTGGCTTGGCGGTGATGAAAACCGGAGTCAGTCCGTTCAGGCGTGCATACCGCAAAATGGCAGCAACGGTGCGCCCCTTGCCCACACCAGTTTGGTCTGAGTTGATCAGCGCCGAACCGCGTTCAATGTTCCGAATTGCCAAACCAGTAGCGTCAATCTGGGCGGCGGACATTATCTTAAACAACTGGTCCTTGGTCATCTGCAACCGATTAGCGACGTAGTTGTCGATCGGCATCTTGACCTCGGCCTCCAATTCGCGGAGGGCTCGCTCAGTGGCGTCAGCGATGTTTGAGGGGCTGACGAGTCCGGTTTCAGCGTTTTTGCTCTGGCTCTTGTAGGGCTTAGTACGCGCCTCAGACATAGCCTCCGGCTCTGACTCGATTTCGGGATCGACCGCAATCTCAGGCTCGGTGGGCACCGTGGTTTGGTCGATCGCATCAATGACGCCGGTTGCCTGGGTTCGATTGAGATCATCCAATCCCTCGACGGTATTGGCGGTCTCCTGCCAAATGGATAGAAGCGACCGCTTGAGCTTATCCCAGATTTCAGGGAGATCAGCACGCACTTGCGAAGCGAACTCGGCAAACGTGCGGATGCCGGCCTTGACGTACAAGGAAGCCATCTTGACGCCGATTACTAGAATCTCGGGGTCCACGCCCATGGCGGTGCCCCCTAGCTTGTCGCGCAGCTGCTTCTTTAATGCCTCCAGTTGCGTTTGCTCATCCGTAGATAGCTTCGATGTTAACCCGGGCCTTGCGGCAGGCGGCTTAACCACAGGTTCAATCCGTCCTCCTGCCACGCCTCCAGCTGCTCCTGGTTCTTTGACTCTGGGCGCTGGCTCAACCACTGGTCCAGTTGCCGCCGGTTCACTTGGAGTAGGAGTTCGTTGTTCTGGAGCACTTGGTACAACTGCTCCGGGTCCAGGAACAGGCTGCTCGACAGGAACAGGTTCTGGCCGCTTTCCTTGAGATAAGAGTTCAGGACTCGCAGGCGCTCCTGGAACGCCTCCGGGTTGTCCTGCACCTCCTTCAACTGTCGGCTCCACAGCTGGGACATTTCCCATGCTAGTTGCTGCTGGGACGACAGGGGTTGTGACTTTCGATTTGCGAGCTTCATTGATCAGCGGTTTGAGTTGTGCCCAGTTGTTGTAAACGCGAGGTGCTGAAACCCACGGACGGACCAAACCTCCTTGGGCGGATGGAGAGGTTGATCGTTTTCCGTCGATTACCACAATATCGACCGGCCATCCTGCCCCCATCTTGGAGTACATACTGCCGTCGATGGTGAAGAAGTCGGTAACATTAAACCGATTGAACAGGTCAAGGTACTCAGCCCGTTCGTAGGATTTCAGCCGGTTTTCTGGAGTTCCCAGCTTGTTGGACTGCGATCCAGTCTTGGATCCCAAGATCAGCACGGCCTTTCCGTTGGGGGCCATGGCTTCGAGCGTGTTCAGCGCAATAGCGAGGTCGATGCTCGAAGTATCCGCCCGCTTGATACTGCTTCGGAAGAGCGGGAACGATTCCTTATAACCTTCAAGGAATCGAGCGCCAAACGGAGGGTTGATAATGACGCGATCCGGTTGAGCAGAATCCAACAAGTCAAAGAACTCCTTGCTGACGGCATCAAGTCCGGTGGCAGGTTTTCCAATAAAGCGTTCCAGACGCGTGCGGCGGTTGGGATCCAACTCGTTAGCAAGAATCTCCTGCTTAGTCGGATCTGACGTGACAAGCAGCATTCCATTGCCGGCGGTCGTTTCGGCAATGCGTTGACCACTCTCTATGTCAGCAAGGATGCCGGCCAGATAAGCAAGCGGAGGCGGCGTGGAATAGGCTTGCGCGGTTTTACTGGACGCAGTTCGAGTACGCAGATCCGGCCCTTGTTCGTACCGCTGAGTCAGCTTGTCGTAGGTCTCAGTCGGATCTACTCCAGCAGACCGATCTTCACGCACAGTCTGTGCGGTAGCTTGAATGATCTGCGATTCAAGTTCCTCTTCGACTTCTTTCTTGTTCGGTTCAACCAGTATTGGGCCGGGAACAGGTGTTGGTTTGGCAGGAGGAAGCACGGACGCCGCTAGAGAGATTTCCTCCGGAGGACGGATTAGCTCTTCTGGTACGATCGGCGCTTTGGGTGTAGGCTCTACCGGCGGCGCAATAGCCTCTTCAACAGCGGCAGGAATCGTGGGTTCCGGCTGGATTGAAATCGGTCCAGAGGGCGGCCCGCCTGCATTGATCCCGCCAAGCTCTTCGGCAATGTCGGGAGTGAGCGCATCCTCTATGCCAGATACGGTGGCAGCAGAATTCGGAAGAGGGTTTGCGGGATCATCACCAATGGCTGCACGGCTGGCAGCCTCACGATCAATGAATCCAGGAATGCCATCAACCACCGCACCTCTTCCAAGGCGCTCCTGCTGCAAGCTACGAAGCCTCTGTCCACGCGAAATCTTGCCAGCTCCACCGGCAACGAGTCCGACCAGTGTTCCGACGCCCGCACCAACCTCTCCGGACTCAAGGATTCCTTGGCCTAGTTTCTGGTCAGGGTTGTAGATTTTCTGAGCGGCCAGATTCTGAAGGAACTGTTCCGACGATTCCTGTGCTGCTTCTTCAAGGCCAGTTTTGAAAGCGCCACGAACAACCCTTTTTCCAATAGCGCCAGTTACCAGACGCTTTACTGCTGGAACAGCACCTAACGCGCTTTCGGTGATCGCACCAATCGGTGCTGTAGCCATGAGCACCTTACGCTGTGCCTGTGGCTTTTCAGCGCGAAGCCGACTGGCTTCCATCGCGTCTCCTTTTGCCAACGCCTCCGCAATCTTGGTGTCGTAGAATTGACCTGCCTCTTGCGCGGCATCTTCACCAGAACTAAGGCCGTATGCCAGCTGTCCAACGCCGGGTATCGCTGCAACCGGAAGCGATCCAACGCCGCTTGCCAACTGGGTAAGATAATCTTCTTCCCGCAACGGATTGACCGGGAACGCTTCCGCCGCTCCTGCTTGAAGGTTCTGACCCAGCTTAAACGTCGGATCATTTTCAGTTCTCGCTTGGAGAACTTCAGGTGAAACTTCCCTAGTGCGTTGCTGCCATGCTTCGAGCCTACGGTTGTAAGCTTCCATTCCAGCGGGGCTTTCTGCTTGCGCCGCTGTCATCATCGGAGGCGGCTCTTCTGACGCTAAACGCGCAAGGCCCATCATGCTTCCACCAACCATGCGACCGCCTTCCCGCATGAAGGCTGATCCAGCGGAAGAAAGCGCACCTTGATCTAAGGTATCGACAAATTCTTGAAGTTCATTTTCACCAACATCATCAGGAACCTCGATTAGACCGATGTCTTGAATATCAATGAGCTTAGGCATGGTTTATTTGGCTAAGACTAGCTTGCCTGTAACCGGGTCTCGTTGAAAGCGCGCTTTTACGGGAGCATTGGTGGATTGCGCTGATTTTTGTTGGGCTAACTCGCTTGCAACCTGCTCTGCGGTCAGCTTGATTTTCATTGGACCTCTAGGGGTTTCGATTTCGATTTCTCCTGGAAATACAGGTTTCTCAGCTTTTTCAGCCTTGGGTTTCCTTACCAAGACATTTTTTCCATTGATTACACCGCGTGTGTAACCTTCAGGAATAGTTTGAGCAGGTGCTGTCCTCGTAGGAGCTTGCGCCATCATTTGTGGCACATTATCTTGGGAGATCCCTTCTCCAAGCACGTCAAGCGTGGTCATAATTGGCTCAGATCCACCGCCCATAATACCAAATGTGTTGTCTCGGGGAGCGCCGCTGATGGTTGATTCCAAATCGGGAGGAATTGGCACACCTGCCGAATCGCCTCCTGGAAGAATTCCTTGCGAGGCCATGATACGAGCCATCTGTTGATCATTCGTTGCTTTCTGGATAATCCCCTGAACCTTTCCCTTCAGATACGACTTAGATTTTCTATCTTCGTCGGAAAGCGTGATTCCGCCCATTTCGATTCCGCTTGTTTCCGCAAATCCAGCTGTCTCTAACAACTGATCTTTGTTTCCGCCCTCTTCCTGCGCTGTGGCAGATCCAACAATGTCTATCGAGCCGTCACGATTACGTTTCAAAAACCTACCAAACTTAATCGCTAGCCCTTCATCGCGCCCTGTTGCCGCCAACGCCGCCGCCTCTCGCCGCTGGTCAACGAGGTCCTGGTAATACTGCCCGCGCATCCGCGTCTCTTCAGCACGCTGCGCCGCTGCTTCCTCCCTGGCCTGGCGCTGATTCGCCAGCTGCACGCCTTGGAGGTACGATTGCCCGATGTTTTCGAGTCCTGAGAAGGGGTTTGCCATAAGATTAGATCGTTTTCGGCATGATGCTCTGTTGCATTGCAACATTGCTGCTTCCAGCGCCTGCCCCGCCACCAAATCCGCCTTGTCCTAACGCACCAAATCCAAGGTTGGTCAATCCAGATCCTAGCGATCCAAGGTACTGGCCACCAACCCCGCCCGCGCTTGGCATATTATAAGTCCCAAGCAAAGCGGCTTGTTTTTTGGCGCGTTCATCAGCCCTCAAGTTTGCAATCATCTGAGGCGTAAACTCATAGTTTGCCATCTGCGCCATCGGAGTGGTGCCTATAATGTTGGAAAACTGTTGAGCTCCAGCCTGCTGGAGATCCATTGATGTCCTACCTAGGTCCCGCGCCGTTAGGTTGCGAGCCGCCTGGCTTCCAGCGTATCCTCCAGTTAGAGCCTTTGAGGCGGTATTGCGTTGAATTTGGGCAGCAAGGTCAGGCGGCAACTCTCCACGAAGCAACGACATCGCGTTCTGGGTGCGCTGAGCTTGGCCCTCCTGATAGCCGGGAATCTGGATGCCGAGGGATTCAAGAAGCTGCGCCCGGTTGAAGGCGTTTCGTTGTGCTTCAAGTTCTCTGGTTTGAGGTGCCAGTTTCCCTGACTCTCCAATCAACTCTCCAAGGTCTAGGCCAGGCAAATTTGCCGCGCCGCGAGCGCCAGCGCGATCTTTGCTAGCTTGGTTGGCAGAAACTGCTGCGCCAGCCGCGCCAGCAACAACGCCGGTTGTGATAACTGCCGATGCTACGAATGACATAGTAAGTATTGGTTTTGACCCACGTAAGTGAGGTCGTTCAAAAGCTCTTCGTGATCCGTCTTGTTATCCAGATTCAGGTGAACCGTGGTCCAAATGGTGTCCTCATGGATCAGCAGCACGCGGCGAGTTCCTGGCTTGGTGATGCCCGAATACGGCGCCGTGTAGGTCACCATACCCTCGTTCTCGCTAACCACCGTGACCCTGCCTTTGGTGATGAAGAACGGATTGTCGAACTTATGGATGCGGCTGGTGACGACACATCCAGCCGGCATGAAGATTTCACGCACGTACATCCCCTCTGGGAACGTGTGTTTTAGCGGACACTCCTGCTGCGGAATATTCGCCACAAACGCTTCCCACCTGTCCAGACGATCGTCGAACGTGACGGTCTCATCCGTCAGGATGTCGAGCCACGTAACAGGTTGAACGGCTACTGGAAGCTCCTCAGTCATCAGATGAATCCACTGAACCGAAATTGAATCTTCGCGGACCCGAACGGCTGCACGTTAATCACGCTGCGCTCATTGGGGCTGTACGCCTCAAGCTCATTCCGAAGCGACCGCAGTGCTAGCTGGATCTCGCGCTCAGCCTCGGTGTACTGATTCCGGTCTTCCTTCTGGATCGCTTTCATCATGTGCTTGATCGCCTGGAGGTTCCCGATAAACAGCCAGTCTGAATCAACGATCGCCGGTATGAAGTCCAGACGAACGATCGCCTCCACGACCGTGTTGGTGCAAGCCTCGTCTGCTGGCACGCAGCCGTCTCCGTTGTCGATGCAGCAGTTGTCCTGGGTGGTGCTGCACGAGTTGGCGCCACCGCACACCTCGGGCATCCCGACAAGGTAGGTGCGACGGTACTCAGGGTTCTGCTCGCTCGGACCCCAGACTGCGACTTGGGTTTGTAAAAGGGTTGTCGGGTTGTACGCCAGAATCGTCAGGCTTCCTTGAGTCAACGGCTTCTGGGCGCCAGTCAGACCCGGCTGCTTGAAGAGGTTGGTTGTCTGGACGTAGGCCGTGATGGAGGGGTTTGGAAGCGTGACGTACTCGCCCCAGACGTATTCTCCGCTGACCGAGTCCAACGTGCGGATTGGAATTCCATTGGGATCGAGCCCCTGCAAGAGAACACGCTTACCAACGTCAGCTGATAGCTGTGGTGTCACCCTGATGTAGCAGTTACCAACCGAGTCTCGAAACTGCGTCACCATGCCGCGATCTAGCAGCTGGTCTTGCTCGCATCCTTCACGGCCACATCCGGTGCGCGGTGCCCGGGTGTCCGTCTGGAACTCGTACCACTGGTTCTGGATGGGAATGTTGTAGCCGCAGAGGTTCATCGCCTCGATCGTCTTAACCTCGCGAGGCCAGGTGATGCAGCCAGCGGTGACGCAGACGCGCAGCTTCTTGTACGTACCCCACCACTTGCCCATGTCCGCCAAGCGAGCTTGAGCCTCGTTGAGCAACTGGACAAAACGCTCGTCGCAGGTGGCCAGACCTACTGCCTGCGGGATCGTGGAGTTCTTGGCTTGGGCGAGGGTTTTTCTCATGTTATCGGATGGCGCGGGCCATGACTTTCCATTTGGCTTCGGTAATGGCGGTAAGCGTTCCGGTGGTTTTGTGGTTTACAGAAAGAGTCGTAATTTGATCGCTGCGTACAAATCCGATTGAAGTGGTGTTGGAATAAGATGTAACGCGCAGGTCGCTTTCTGATTGATTTGATCGAAGGATACTTCCAACTGGGATGTAGTCTCCACCAGCTGGATTGACTCCCGCGTATCCAGCATCACCACCTGCATCTACGCAGATAATCCCAATATCCCAAGTCAGCGGATCAGCTCCTAACCCGTGTAAAAAACTCACCGAAGCACCAGAAGCCGGAATCGCCAGATAACTCGCAACCGGAGTAATATACCCCGACTCCCAGACCGTAGCCGGAGTCGAGTTTGTCCGTAAAAACTGGCGGTCAATTCCAGGAGAGAAATTCGATGGACCCACATTGCCGGGATTCAGAAGCTGAAACCGAGTGCCGTCGTACACAACGACGCACACCTGCCCGGCTCGTATGTCGCCTGCAACCAATGGAACGGTACCAAACTTCGTGATTGCCTTAACCGCAAGGCCGTCAACCGACAGCGTGCTAGCTCCAGTGTTTACGATTGACCCAACAAAAACGTATGACACCCCTGTCCGGTACGCCTGATTTACACCAGGAGAGGCGGGCGTCAACGTAAGCGTGTAGGCGTTGGCAACGCCGGCTCCGACGCCATACGTAAACTGCGTCTGAACCCGCGACCATCCAGCCGGCGCCGTCGTGTTGTACTTCAGGACCTCGACCGGATTCTGGTTTGAGTCCAGTCGCAGCCAGTAGAGCGAAAGATCAGCTGGGGCAACTGCGCCTGCCGACCACTCTGGTGGCGCTGAATACTGGGCGATTATCGCCTCCGCGTAGGCGTCCAAACGATCCTGCTCGGATGCGTAGCAGGCGGGCGGAGGAAGTGTGCCGGCAGTTAGGTTGATTTCAGGCATGGCTAGATGCGGTAAAGGTAGTCGTTTGGCTTACACGGGCCTGGGTCGCATTCAAGCGCCAAACAGCCCTCGGGACAATCGAAATAGAAGAACTGCTCAAGAGGCGCAACGCAGCGTGTTGGGCGCCCTGTGAGAAATGCGTTACCGAACTGACCTCCGTTATTGCGTACCAACCCTTGTCCGCTGAGCCTTCGGACGCTGTTGCATCCAATCTGGATGTTATCGACGTACCGGAAGAAGTTTCCGATCGAGGAGGTAAACGCTACGTCTGGCCCAGGACTCGCGCAGGTAAACGTTGTGGTCGTCGGGGTTCCGGTTACGATCACCTGGTCGTTGAACGAAGCGTTACTAAGCCCTTCAACGGTCACGTGGTATCCAAGGAGTATTTGGTGCGCCTTGTTCGTCGTGTACGTGGCCACTCCAGCGGTGCGCTGGAATCCGATGGGTTTGATTTCCCATGGGAAGTTGATCGGGCTGTTGATGCCGAGGAATCCGCTTCCTGACGTAACTGGCGTATTTGGAAGCGGACCCACCGGGTTGTTAACCGTAAACTGCGTGGTCGAAGGTGTTGAAAGGACGGTAAACACGCCGTTAAACGTGCCGTCCGTCACACTAACCATCGAAATTTCCATTCCCACCTGAAGTTCATGCGGGGAGACCGTGGTGAACGTCGATATACCAGCTGCGTCTCTTGACGCCCCTGTCGGAAATGGGGCCGGCGGAGCCAGTGGCCTAATCGGTATCTGGTAGTCCGTCGGATAGTACCAAGTGGACTTGTTGACATCGTGGTTGTTGACCAGGAAAACAGCGTCCAGCGGGGTGTATGCTGTCTGGTAGAACCATGATCCTGGCCCTGTCAGGAGAACATCGTTGTTCTCGATCAACATATCCTTGTGCCCCGAAATCAAGGTTGAGTAGGTCTCAGGGTTAGTGACGCTGGGCACCCCTGAAATCAATGTAAACCAATCCTGCACAACCAAGGCGATAAACGCTGATATGTTCAGCGCCGAGTTGTGATGGATGTGGGTTCCCTTGTGCTGGTAGGAATCGACGTAGAAGCAGGTGCCACGGAACCCGTCGAAATTGTTGTAGCTGATATCGGCGCCGTTAGTTTCACGAACGGTGATAGCAGTAACCGGACTCTGCTGGTCAACTGGATTAGGGCCACCCTGAACCCGGTTGTATTTGAACTCGCATCCTGTAGCAAAGATGCGCTGGCTTCGGAGCATGATTACCTGGCCGTCGAGGTAAAGGCCGGGGAGTATGTTTGGGCCAGGTGCGGAAACAGTGAATCGGTTGTCATCCAGTAATGAAATCACCGTCGATTTTGCGTAGACAGGTGGTTTGTAAAACACGCTGCCAACGACTGTAGCGGGCACGTTCGGGAGAACTTGAGCAACGGTGAAGTTAAAATCGTCGATAATCGACGCGACAACCCATGTTCCGTTAAACGAAGAATCAAATGTGATGCCACTGATTATAACCTGGTCTCCCGTGTTGACGAAGTGTATTCCAGCTGTGGTGTATGTCGCAATGCTAGCATTCCGTTGGACTACTGAGGCGTATGTCATCGTCACCGGGACCACATCCCCAACCCGCAACGTGTGTTTCATCACGCAGGTGTATGTCGCAACTCCACCAACGCGAGAAACCACATTGATCGGGTTAATAAGACTTGAAAACCCGCCAACCACACACTGAGTGTTCGACTCTGCGCTACCGGGGTACAGGGTGCTTTGAATCGAGTTGCGTCCTTGGTAGCTGAAATCGTTGTTTAGAACCCTTGCTCCCTGAGTGTTGTCAGAAACATTCATCGGAAGAAACGACTTCGCGATAAACGTCTCGGCATCCGCAATTCCAACTCCAAAATCGTAGAACTGGTTGTTCTGAATGAGCGCGTTCTCGCCGACGTGGTTGATTCCAGCGACGGTGAATAACGAGTTTACACCAGCTTTGGTTTGCGGTGTAAGAGCTACATTTGGATAAGCCCAAGCGCGGGCGTTTTCGTTTACCAAAGTGTAAACGTATCCAACACTAGGAGTGGATCCAATATTTGTTCCTACATTAACGCAAGTAAACTGAGTTGGGCTCGGTGGAGCCAATGTTACAAACGTACCGTTAAAAGACGCATTTGAAAGACCCTCAATAAGAACAGTTTCACCGCCTACAAAGCCATGTGGAGTTGCAGTATCATATATAGCAACGTTTGTGTTTCGCTCGAATCCGTTAATTTGAGTTGCTGTAGTAGGCGCTGCATTTAGGCAGAATACCTCTTCAGTTGAAAGAAATCCGGCAACTACAAAAGTGCCATTGAAAGCCGCACTTGCAAATCCTGTGACATTTATTGAATCTCCGATTGTAAATCCAAAATTCCACTGCGGATGTTTAGTGTAGATAGCATAGCCAAACGGATTTATTCTTGCACGTAAAAGCACCACCCTTAGGTCGCGTTGAAAAGAAAATGATGTTATGTTTGTAATGCTTCCAAATCCTACAAATGAAAGATCGTTTCCTGTGCCTGCTGTGATTACATTACTTATGTATTGCGAAATTGCGCTAATGTTAGTGTATGGCGCAGGTGAAATAGGGGGGCTGTAGGCCGGAGGGGCAACTGCGTAAAATTGAGTGTTAGGTAAATTCGGTTCGTACAACGGTTGCAATACGTTGTAAGTATTTATACCATTTGTCCTTTGAACAGAAACTATCTTTATATCGGCCACCGAATTATTGGCGTAGTTTCCGTCGAAAGTAATTCCTTCAATTATCGTGTTCTTGCAGTTGATGCTATCCAGAGGCGCGCCTGCGTAAGCGCCAGGTGCCCCAACAACTCCAAACCCTGTGTAATTTCCAAGGGTCTTCAGCATCTGAATGTTGAATCCAAAAGTGTCCCCTCTTTTCGTGGAAGTGTTATCGGCAAACTTCAGGATGGTCTTGCCGACGCCCTGGCCTGTGAATGCGACGTTGTTGATTACGCCTGTGAATGGTGGGTAACCCATCACAAGTGACGAAGTGTAGCCGCCGCCAATTAGGTTGATCCAACCGTCTTGGGTGACCAGGGGTGCATCAGGTCCAGGAACCGCTGCTGTAAATTGCGTCGGAGTAGGTATGCTGAGAACCGCGAATCCAAACTGTAACGGCCCGGTGCCGTTGAAGGTGATGTCCGTAAACCCGTACAAGGTGATCTTCTCGCCGACAACGAGCCCGTGCGGTGTGGACGTGTTGAACGTCGCAACGCCTGCGGTGCGGACACGGTCGATGATCTTCGCCCCAGGACTCGATCCAAGCAGGAATGTCCCCACTGGAAAATCGCAGCGCAGCGCAGCGAATAGGCATTCATTGATCGCCCACGCGCTGTTTCTCAGTCCACAGGGATCGGCGCCGTAATCGACTGGGTTTGAAGAAGGCATACTATTCGGAGAGTAGCGGGCAGGCAACGCGGCTGAGATCGCCGTAGATATCCTCTTGGAGTCGCTGGGCAACCATCGCCACGCGCTTGAGCCGGAAGCGGCCGGTGTTCACGTAGCGCAACTGGAACTCGTAGCCATCACGAGTAAACCCTCCGGTCTGCACGTCACACTTGTCCGGAGGCTGCGGGAGGGCAATGCGCGATCTGGCTGGCGGCTGGTAGTATTTGACCTCTTGGCAGTTAATCACCGCAGGAGGGCAGGAAATCTCGCCCGGCTCGCAGTTGCGGTACTTGGCGCAGTCTTTAATCTCGGCCCATGGTTGCCAGCACTCACCCTCGTTAGCCTTGAAGTAGACCTTGGCTTCGATATTGCCCATCACCTGGTCATACCACTGCTCGGCGCTAACAAGGCGCTTCTTGTTTGTGGGTTCACCAAATGTCAGTGAGCGGGTCTCAATGGTCCAGTCGATCGGTACATCATCGAACCCATCGAAGTCAAACTGGCCGTTCTTGGTGACCTCAAAGAGACCGATGTCCCCTTGATTCAGTCCAAACATGAAGCAGCGTTCTTGCTTCTGGATTCGGATCGTCAGCATCTGGAATACATCAACTCCAGTCCAGACCCCCTCCCATGCCGGCGGGAGTTTTCGGCCCATGCCCGAGACAAGATCAAAGTCCAGCACTACGACCCCTCGGTGTATGATACCTCGGTTGTTGACCTTCTGAGGCTGAATGGTCATTAGCAACCGATTGTCGAAGTTCACGGAGCTAGCAGCCGTCAGGTAAAAATCCGTGTCGTAAGCCAGCGCACGGGTCACCTGCCGGCTGATCGGAGTATTTCCAAACTCAGTGAAATCGCGCCTGGCATAGATCAACGAGCGAATACCGTCCTGAGCGCGGAAGAATAGATCACCGTTCACTGGCACGATGGATTCGTGGTTGAACGATCCGAAGTTTAGAAGCGCGAATCGCTGGATTGGATAATTGAGATCCTTCCAAACATCCCGGTCCACAGGCGCGTTAAACGCGTAAGTGGCGGTCGGGGTGAACACCAGCAGGTCGCCGTCGCCAAGGGACGTGTCCAGGTTGGCCGCGAATGCCAACCCTGTGATCGGGCCGCTTGAGACCGCAAAGGCGCCGCCTTCATTGATGAATGTGTTCTCGGTAAATCGAATCACGCTGTCCCGGCCGTAAGCAGGATCACCGTAGACCAAGTCTCCGCCGTAGTATTCCGAACCGCTGGCAACCCAAAGGCGTCCTTTTCCGTATGCCATCGGGCCGCCTGTTGGCACTTCTTCTCCAGTTGCTCGACGCAATGTGGAACCGTCAAACAGATACGGTTGATTCTGAGTGTCTTGGACGATCATCCAATTCTCAGCCTGCTGAAAATAGACGTGTAAAATCTGAGGATTATTGGCCGCTAGCTGATAGGCATTGAATGTTGGGCCAAGCAACGGACCTGCGTCAACTCCCGGTGAGTACGTGGTAAATGTCGTTAGGCTTGGGGTAGTCTGAACCAGAAAATCTCCGAAAAATCCCTGCGGAAAAGACGCACCTGGAGGTTCAGGAAGCCGTACCACCATGCCTGGTGATAATCCGTGAGGCGCTCCGCAAACGTAGGTGGCGACGTTAGAAACTCGACCGCGAGTTTGAATCTGAAACTGGAAATTTATTGGCGTTATGTCTGTAACGCTGAATCCGGCGTTGATGTCGATCTGGAAGACTTTGCCTCCGATCGACACAAAAATGTAAGGGTCTTCGTTGTCGGCAGTGTAGGTTCCGCATCCCTGAAAAAACCCCTCTTTGAACGCCGATTGCACCGCAGCGTTGTAGTAGCCTCCGTTGTAGAGAACGGTTGGATCGGCAAACTTCAGCAGTTTGGTCCAAATCCCAGGCCGCGCTTTCGGGAATCCTCCGCGCACCGTCGTGTTCACCGCCCATGCTAGCTGGTTGGGTTGGATGAGTGAGGGCGAAAAACCGCTATCCACCCCACCTTCAGCGGTGAGGAGGCCATCTACTATGCGATTTTTTTCTGCGACCATGACGCTTGAACGTATTGAAAGGCCGCAGCAGCATTCCCGCAAGATGAATGAAAGCGCAGATTACCTGTCTATACCGTGGCGTACTAAAGACCGCTTTCTCATCGAAGCCGAAATGGTTCGTCGCGGCGGATACATAATGTCCGGTGGCGTCAAGTACGGATGTGGGAAATATCATCACTTCAAAGCAGCCATGACGGCGCTTTGGCCTCACTTCGATTGGCACATCTGGTCTGACCTGCTAATCAAGACTTTCGCGGAAAATCAAGAGGTTGGAATCATGGGCCCAGGATCATCTGGCAAGACCTACACCTCCGCAGCATTCGGGCTCTGCACGTTCTACATCTACCCCACCGGCACCTCGATCATCATGTCGTCAACGACGCGTGAGGGCCTCCAGCTGCGAATCTGGGGCTCGATCAAGGAGCTGCACAACAAGGCCAAGGCCCGCCGGGAATGGCTTCCTGGGCGCGTTATCGAGAGCCGGTTTATCCTGACCAGTTCTGACCAAGACGCCGAGGCGCAGGATTTCCGCGATGGAATCATCGGTGTAGCGTGCAAGGTTGGTGGTACGTTCGTTGGCCTCTCGAACTACGTCGGACTCAAGAACGACCGAGTGATGCTGATCGCAGACGAGGCGTCTCTAATGAGCCGGGGATTCCTCGATTCAGTCGCTAACCTTCGCAAGAATCCAGAGTTCAAGCTGATCGCGATGGGGAATCCCAAGGATCGCAACGACGCGCTTGGGGTAGTCTGTGAGCCGCACTCTACGATGGGCGGCTGGGAAGGCATTGAATACCTTGAGCAGACACGCACCTGGAGAACGCGGGCTCCAGGAGGGGTTGCTGTCCAGCTATGCGGGTACGACACGCCGAACGCGAAGTTTCCGAAAGGAACCAATCCGTACCGAGGCATCATCACGCCAGAGCAGATTCAGGCGGACTTGGATTACTACGGCCGAGACTCGTTGCAGTTCTCGATGATGAACCTCGGTTTGCTGCCCCGAGACGGCGGTACCCGACGCGTGGTAACCATGTCTCTGTGCGAGCAGAACCAAGCGTTCGATGAAATCGTGTGGCAGGGCGCCGACAAGATCACACGAATCATCGGGATCGACGCGGCGTACTCAGGCATCGGTGGTGACCGATGCGTTATGATCGACCTTCAGTACGGCCCGGACAGCACTGGACGCATCGTGCTAGCATTCGCTGAGGCCCCGATCGTAATCCCTGTGACGGCCGTCAAAGCGCAGCAGGCAGAGGAGCAGATTGCCGAGTACGTGCTTCTCTACTGCAAGCAGCGCAACATCCCGCCTAATCAGGTGGGATTCGATTCCACCGGACGCGGCACGCTGATGTCTGCGTTCGCCCGCCTGTGGTCGCCCGAGGTGGTGCCGATCGAGTTTGGTGGCCGGCCGACGGATCGCCCTGTTCGGAAAGGTGATCCGAAGACTGAGCGGGAAGCCTACGGCAAGATGGTCACGGCCCTTTGGTATTCGTCGCGCCTGCTGATCGAATCCAAGCAGCTGAGGAAACTGCCTCGGGAAGTTGCTGAAGAAGGGTCTATGCGCGAATGGGGAATCTCCCGCACTGGTTTGATCGACGTGGAGCCCAAGCACAAAACCAAGGAACGCATGGGCCGATCCCCTGATTTATGGGACTCTTTCGTGGTCGCACTCGAAATGGCTCGCAGAACGGGATTTGAGATTGCAGGCGGGCAGGGGGTTGGTATTGTCAAGCGACAGACACCAAAGTGGCTGACACGTCTGTCAGATAAGCGTCGCACGATGGATACTGAACATTCGCTAACCTATTCCTAACCTTATGGCATCATTCAACAAAGTCATCCTGATCGGCAACCTCACCCGAGACGTAGAACTCAAGTACCTTCCAAAAGGGACTGCTGTTTGTAACCTGAGCTTGGCGGTTAATCGCCGCTGGAAGACCGAGGCTGGTGAGGAGAAGGAAGACGTGTACTTTGCTGAGTGCAAGGCGTTCGGGAAGCAGGCTGAAACGCTTGCTCAATACGTCAGGAAAGGTAATCCGTTGATGATTGAAGGGCGCCTAACCCGGGAAGAGTGGGACGACAAGAAGACCGGAGACAAGCGATCCACCACGCGGATTATGATCGAAACCTTCCAGTTTCTTAAGGAACGTAGCGAAGGTGCCGCGTCCGCGCCGCGCCAGGAGTCCGCGCCGGCCGCCCCGAAGCCTGATCTCGACGCCGATGATCTGCCGTTTTAAAAATCAGGCAGCATGAATTACAACACGTTTCCAAACGGTGGATGGCAGTTCTACGAACCCGCAACCAAGTGGACCGCGCCAAACCCGATGAATTACGATTTTCATTCGATGGCGCGATTGATCCAGCAGCACAGGATTGCCAACCACCTTCCATCGTCATTTGAACAAGCGGTGAGTGATCTGGAAGCCTACACAAAAGCTCGTTTTCCCCAGCAAACAACAACTCAATCCACTCAAACCAATGCTCAACCAAGGGTATCAGGCTGTCGCTCGTGCGGTGGAAAGGGTTAAAAATACGGCGCAAGGGGTAAGGATTCTTGCGGAATGGCTGGGCGATGGCGGTATTCCTGTTGATCGCTCAGTAGCGCAGCATCGTCTTGATACGTGTCTGCACTGCCTGCACAACAAACCCACTAAGCCAGATGCAATCGAGAAGACTGTCGCTGAGGTTATCATTGAGCAGGAGCAACTGCGCCACGACATGGCTATGATCCTTCAAGGTGAGTCTAATGCTGGCACCTGCGAAGTCTGCGGCTGCTACCTGAAGCTCAAGGTTTGGGTGCCATTGAGTTATCTAGGCGATCGTGAAATGCCTGATAAATGCTGGATTTCGCAGGAACGGAAAGCAATCTGAGATCAATATGAGTTTCAAAGAACCAAGTAGAGTCTGGAATGTTGTTAGTGCGATGCTAGAGGCTGAACAGCCTCGTTCTCGCAATCGCGCTCGCATAAACGCTACCTTTAACGGTAATCCTCCATACAGCGAAGAGGAGGCTCGCGACAACAAGATCCAGACAAACGTCAACTTCCTGGAAGGTACGCGCATCATTCATGCGGCACGCCAGCAGTTTACGAACGCGTTCCTGAAGCCTCAGAATTACTTTTCTGTGGGCCTCGATACCGGCCCTCGGGATAAGCGCACTGAGTGGGGCAACATCATCACGAAGCAGTTGAACCGCGTGATGAAGCGGTCTCCGAAGTATTCCACGGTCTTGGAATCTCAGTTTGCCGCGACGGTTCTTCACGGCATTGGTCCGGTGACTTGGTTGCGTGATCGTGAATGGTGCCCGTCGGCTCGTGGAACCGAAGACATTCTGGTTCCTACGAACACGCTGACCACGATGGAGAATATGTCGCACTTCGCGATCTACACCTCCTTTACGGCTGCTGACCTTATCCGCATGACTCGCGGTGAGAACGTCGATCCCGGCTGGAACCTAAAGCTGGTGAACGAGCTGCTGGCCGCGATGATCCAGCGCGAGGCATCGAGCCTCCAGGTCAACGATTGGTCCGGCCAATACTTCCCTGAAAAGATTGAGGAAGACTTCAAGGAGAACTCTGGTTACTGGGGCTCTGATGCGACTCCGGTGCTGCGGTGCTACGATTTCTACTTCCTAGACACGACCAGCGACGATCCTTCTTGGCGCCGCCGCATCATTGTTGACCAGTACAACAGCGGGATCGGTAATATGCAGACCGCTGGCGAATGGCTCTTCGATGCCGGCGACCGCTGTTACGGCCGGGATATCTTCGAGCTGATGCACATCCAGTTTGCTGACGGCGCTGTGGTTCCCCCGTTCCGTTGGCACTCAGTACGATCACTGGGCTACCTGCTTTATGCGGTGTGCCACCTCCAGAATCGCCTGCGCTGTAAGTTCACTGACTCCGTTTTCGAGCAGATGCTCTGGCTCTTCCGCAATGTCGCTGATGGTGACATGGAACGGATGGAGAAGATCGACCTAGTGAACATGGGCGTGATTCCCGAGGGTCTCTCCTGGGTTCCGCAGTCTGAGCGTCACGTTGTCGATTACCCAATGCTGTCAGGCGCTATGGCGATGCACCGCCAGATCATGTCTGAGTCGAGTGCTGCCTACACGCAGGACGTGAATGACGGATCATCGAAAGAGCTGACCGCTACCGAGGTTATGGCTCGCGTGAACAACGCCAACGCGCTGATGGGCTCGATGCTTACACGCGCCTACACGCAGCAGAATTTCCAGTACCGCGAGATCGCTCGCCGGTTCTGCACGATCGACCACCCCGACTGCAAACAGTTCCGTCGTAAGTGCGAGGCTGACGGTGTTGATCCCTCCGTCTGGAACAACCTCGACGCGTGGGACATCATGCCCGAGCGCGTCATGGGTTCCGGCAACAAGATGCTGGAGATCGCTCAGGCTGACCGCCTGATGGCTATCCGACCGCTGCTAGCTCCGGATTCTCAGGCCGAGGTCGTGCATATGTACGTCGAAGCTAACACTGATGATCCCCTCCTGGCAAATCGCTTGGCTCCGATCGACAACAAGCCGGTCTCCCCGGCTGTCGAACGCGCTACCCTGGCGTGGGGCACGCTTATCGACGGTCAACCTGTCGTTATCGCAAGCGCACTCAATCGCCCCGAGTACATCCAGACGCTGCTTCAGATGCTTGGTGGCGCCATTGGTCGTATTGAAAAGGAAGGTGGCGGCATGACCACGATGGACCGCGTGCTGGGATTGGCCAACGTGATACAGCATATCCAGGAGCAGATCCAGTTGATCTCTCAGGACCCGGGCCAGGAGCAGAACATCAAGCTCTACAACGACGGCATCAGTCAGGCTTCAAACTACATCAAGGGCTACGTGCAGCGCCTTCAAGAGCAGGCTCAAGCTCAGGCCGAAGCCGGCGCAGCTGGCAACGGAATGGATCCCGAGACGGCTGCAAAGATCCAGGCGATGCTCATCACCGCTCAGTCCAAGTCGCAGATCGCTGCGGCAAACTCCGAACAGAAACGGATTCAGAAGCAGGTCGCGTTCGATCAAGATCAGCAGCGCAAGAATGCTAGCACGATCGCTGAGGCTCAGCGTAAAGGCGCTCTGACTCGCGCAGACATTGCTGCCATGGATCTTAAGACTCAGGCCAATATTCTCAACCAATGACCCCAAAACAAGAGTTTCAAAAAAACCAACAGCGCCTCAACGAGCTTAAGCGCCTCCTGGATAATCAGGACTTACAAGCTGCCCTACTCGTTGCGTTCAATAATTTCTGCTGGAACCTGCCAGCCTCAGAGAATCCTCAACACGGATGGAATGCAAACTGTCGCAGACAGGGCGCAAAAGCGTTGATTGATGAACTCAACGGGCTTGCAGAGATGCGGAAAGATAAACCGACCACCACTCAAAACCTCGAATGAGAATCCTATTATCACCTGATGCCCCAACTGATCGCGGGGCGGATTACACTGACGCCTTTGCAGGAATCGACGCCATCGAAGGCAGCGGGCTGGACAACCCAATGGGATCATCGTCCCAGCAGGCTCCTCAAGAGGTAACACCTGCGCCTGCGGTATCCGCTCCAGAGGTTCAGGCGCCTGCCCCCGCTGACCTTGCTAAGCCCAAGAACGAGGATTTCTTCAACCTCGATAAGTTCACCCCCAAGAAGGATGAACCGGCACCGACCGCTAAGGCTGAGCCCACCAAGCCTGAGCCCACCTCTATCAAGCAGTTTCGTGAGCAGTACGACTTGACCAAGAAAGAGCGCGATGATTTCGCGGCCAAGGTCTCTGAGCTTGAGCGTGCTAGGTCTGAAGGCACTAGGAAGGAAGTCGAAGAGGCCACCAAGTCACTGAAGGCCGAGATGGATTCCATCCGGAAGAACGCCGAGGAGCTGGACACCGAGGTGCGGTATCTAAACTACACGCGTTCCGGTGAGTACAAGCAGAAGTACGAGACCCCTCTGCGCGAAGCCTGGCAGACCGCCCTAGGCGATATTGACGGAATCCGTGTCACTGATGCCGATGGCACTGAGCGCGACGCCAGTCACCATGATATCATGGCGATCCTGAACGTGCCGGTCGCCAAGGCCGCGATTATCGCCCAGGAGATGTTTGGTGCAGCTGCGCCTGAGATAATGACTCACCGCCGCCGGTTACTCGAACTCACTCAGTCTCGCGACAAGTCCATCGCTGAATGGAAGGAGAAGGGAGCGCAGCGTGAAGTTGAGCGATCGAAGCAGGTGGAAGGACGTCAGTCTCGCTCACGTGAACTCTTTGAATCGCAGTTCTCGGATTACGAAAAGAGTCACCCACAGCTGTTCGGCAGGGAAGAGGGAGATGATGATGGCAACAAGCTCCTAGACGAAAGCGATCGGCTGATCCGAATCGCGCTGAAAGGCGAGGGCGTCGATGCTGACATGGGCTACGAGGACAAGGTTGACCTCATTACGAAGGCTCAGGCACAGGTTGCCCTACGTGCTCGGGCCTATGGCCGTGAGCGCCTGCGAGTAATCCGTCTCCAGCAGAAGGTGGCAGAGCTGGAGAAGAAGGTTGGAAAGGTCCGATCCTCGGAACCCGGTCAGGGTGAGGGGACTTCTACTGCGACGCGCATGGCTCCTAAGAGTGCTGAAGACGCGATCGACGAGTTGCCGTCGGCGTACTGAGCTACCAGGCGGCGCAACTCCAGTGCTTCGCAGAGAGCTTCGTGCCCGGTGTGTCACAACCATGCCGGGCACGAAAGCTTTTACGGTTCTTCGGGATGTGCTTCTTGATGGTCATGTTCGGATCACCAAAGCGCACGAGCTTCACTTGCCCGCCTTCCTTAGCCAAGACAGCGGACTTCTTCGAGGCGCCTGGCGTAGACTTCGGTTTGTTGTACCCGGCAAATTTCTGGCCCCGGTAGGTAATCATTTGGCTTTCGGCAGTACGTACCACCCAGCTGGAAGTGTAACCCGACTGGGCCCAGAGAGCTTGCCGTCCTTGTCAAACGCGTAGACGCGAGCGCGGACGGGCTCTGCTAGCATCACGGGGTCACCGCTAGGAACGAGGATCACCTTGGTCTGCTGGCAACCCAGGCAGATTGGCAACACGAGCAGCCAAATCAGATTTGAGAGGCTTTGGCGCATTTCCATCTTCCACTTTCGGTGCAGGCGTCTCTCGGAAGAAATCCAAGAGAGCCTTCACGAGTTGATAGATCCAGTTCAAACCGGAGGAACGACAGGAGTCTTTTCGGCGTCCTTGGCCATTATGAGACCAATGCCGGCGGTCACCGCTGCGATGGTCGAAGCGATGTCGATGTTGGTGCTGGGATCGGCGTCGAAGGCGGCCCGTAGGGCGCCGCCAACAGCGATAAGGATTGCCCCGAGGCCAGCGAGAGTTGTTTTCGTGTTTTTCATTTGGATTTGAACAGCCTATAGGCTCCGTAACAGGCGCACAAGAGACCAACCACAGCGGTCACCAGTCGCACCCAATCGGTTAGGATTGGCAGGAATGATGCAGCGGTGGCACCTGCTGCTGCTGCTAGGCTGAGTCCAGGGCTGGTGCTGCTGTTCGTTGGTTCCATTACTCGGATTTAGGCTGTGCGGCTGCAACTATAAGGTCCACAAGCGGAAGGGCTGCACGGGCGTTAGCAACGCCACCAGCCTTAACCGCGATGTCGATGAGTTGGAGGAGGCTGTTGGCCTGCTCCTGAGTGAGTTCGATGGTAATCATACGACGGGAGCGTCAGCGATAACCACAGGCTCCGCAACCTTAACCGGAGGCGGCACCGGCACCCACGGCAACGGCAGCGTCACCACGGGCGGATTGATCTGATTCTCAATCTGCTGCGTCACGTTGGCTTCGATAGCGGTCTTATCGACTCCGTTGCTATAGCACCAGTTCAAGACCTGTTCCTGCGTCAGGTCAGGATATGGCGTAAACTCACCAGACGGCGGCTGGAACGAGCAGGAGCCGTAGCAAGTGCCGCTGTATTGATCCTGAGTGCCGTTGCATCGCCAGTCGGCGGTGATTACGACATCGGTGAGACTGCCTTCGGTCGGCTTAACGAGAAGGCGTTCGATGATCCAGAGGATGGTCATAAATTAGCGGGATTCGAGGGTTTGGACGCGGGCGGTGAGTTCTTGGATTGCGGCAACCAAGATGGGGACAACTCGGGACATATCGACTCCCTGCGGCTTGATCGAACCATCGGCGTTCACGGCATCCTTTTCACCAGTGACAGCGGCAGGAACGATGTCGGCCAATTCATGGGCCAAGAATCCTTCGCCAGCAGAACCGTCAGACTTCCAATTATAAACGGAAGGCTTAAGCGCATTAACGCGAGTAAGACCACCAACCAACGGCTTGACAGATTCCTTCAGACGGTAATCTGAAATGGTGTTGTAAGTGGTAGCAAGCGTTGTAACTGAGATGTTTCCAACCTGAAGCGTCTCACGATAAAATTTAATTGTTTCACCATCCGTTGCAAGTCGGTTACAGAATAACGAAGCATCGCTTGTGACTGTTGCTTGAATATACCCTCCTGCTGCTTCTTCAAGACCAACAGTGCCAAGTGCGCTTGCCGTCTTTCCTATAAGCAATCGCCCATTCGCATCGAGGGTCATTCGAGGGGTTAAAGTCGCCGCAGTGCCAGCTCCAGACGCTCCTGAATTTGGGGCATTGTACCAAATGAATTGTCCCCCATTTTGATAAAAAGAAGCAGCAGCCGTATTGCTGTTCGCATATTTAAGCCCACCATCATAATAGAGATTTGACCAAAGATACGCTTCGGAGTTACCGCAATACAATCCAAATCCTTTTACAGATCCAACCTCAAGACCTCTGTAACCAGATGCACTGAGACTATTAACACTCGGCGTAACCCCCACGCCCAACCCCGTAGAGTTGAGGGTCATGGCGGTGCCAGCGTTGGTGGCCCATGCGTGTTCGCCAGTCTGATTGATGACGTATCGGTTACTTGCCGCAGTCACTGACCGAATAACAAATGAACTGTTTGAAGCACTCGGAATTCCAGCAGACAACGCAAACTCCTCACCACCGGCACCGCTGTTGACCATACGAATTCTTACGTTCGCATTGTCGTTTCCGCGAATCAAAATCGCGTCAGCTAGATTGTTTGTAAAAATGTCCAGCGGCGCACCGGGAGTCGCCGTACCAATACCCACCCGATTGTTCGTCGAATCCACCTTCAGCGTACTCGTATCCACCGTCAGATCGCCAGTGACAACAAGCGGACCATCAATATCCAGCCTGTTTGCGGTCTTGTCCCAGAGAAATTTACTATCCCCTGCCAACACCCCACCATCATTAAAAATCACCTGCTTATCCGCACCAGCACCACCGGGAGCCGGCGGGGAGAACACCATCCGCATCATCTGATCGACGACGATCGACATGATGTCGTCGCTTGGCTGGCGAACGATCTCGTAGAACTCGTCCCACAGCTGTTGCGTGGTCAGGTTCGGATTGAGCGGGGTGCCTACGTTTGCGTTAGCAAGTACGGCGGCAAGCGTGGCGCGGATCTCATTGGTAGACTTCAGGTTTAGAACCTGTTGAGCCTGCGTAATAAGGGTTTGAATCGAAGGAGTGGACATAGGTCAGACAAATTCAGCAAAGGTGTAGGACGGGCTTCCGGCGACGGGGGCGACGCTGATTGGGCCAGTGTAGCCTTCAAAAGTCAGTGATGATGCGTGAGCGCCAGCGGTTGCGGCGCTCAGAAGAACGTAGTGGTAATCAGTCGCAGTGCATCCGGTTCCAAACTTCAAGTGGAGATGCTCAGCCTTCTGATTCTGGATTACAAACCGACGGCGACCAGGATTGGCAGCGGCCGTTGCAGTCGCAGTCAGGAGTCCACTTGGGCTCGTTGTGATGCGGGCAGCGTCAGTTGAAGCAACCTGAATCTGCTGAAGCAGCGACAGCAGCATCGTCTGCTGCAATCCAGGTTCCAGGCAGTCAAAACAACCGCCCGTATCGGCGAGTTCTTGGGGGGTTAAAACTGGCATATTAGGCTTCCTCCTCCATGTCATCCATCTCCATTTCGGCGCCTTCCATCTCTTCTACGTCCTGCCGGCCGGACTCACCAAGTGTGATGCCGTCAAACCCGATGATCTCGATGGTGCCACGCGCCGTGGTGCGCCAGTCAACCATTGCGGTTCCGGAGTCGCCTTCGAGTCTCAGCTCCTTGGGCGGAGTAAACTCGACGGTCTCGACTTCGGGTTCCATACGGCCCATGCCGTCCATCTTTCGTTTACCCATCATTTGTCCGTACATCGTAAAATCCTTTTCTTTAAAGTCTTGGTGAGAGGTCTTGGTGAGAGGCTGCTAGCGTCCCGGACGCTCCGGGCGGCTACCAGCACCTCAAAAGGGGGCTCCCCCGAAGGAGAGCCCCGTTGTTATCGACCCGATTAAATCGCGAACTCCAACGTGACGTTGGTGCAGCTGCTGCCGGCCAGTTGGATAAGGGTGCCAGAGACAACGCTCCAGGTTCCCTGGCCAGCGCCGAACTCGGCGTCCCAAGCAGCTTGCAACGCGATAATCAAGGCAGCCACGCTAGCTGCGCTGATACCAGCGTTAGCGACGATGTTTCCATCGCACAAGATGCCGGTGGTTCCGATGACATAACGAGCCGGGTCGGCATCGTTGATGACGGCAGTGAACTGAATCACACTCGGGCAGACAGGGTCCGCAGAGTTGTAATCCTGAGCGGAATCGCCAGGATCCGCAGCGCAACCAGTGACAATCACAGGGCACGCACCTTGGACCTTGTGGAAGATCGCCTCAAGCCATTCCGGATGCTCAGGCTTCACGGCCAACTGGAAGTCGGCGATGAACTTACCTTTGTTTCCACGGCTGTTGTCGATCGGCTTGCCAGCGCAATCGGCGCCCAAGTCGTTGGTCGCGAACTTCCAGCGACCACCGTAATCCCGAACCAGGAACGGCATATTCGGGTTGACGGCCTCGGGGC